AGCGTATTCGGACTTCAGGTATCGGGCAAAAGGCTCCGGCACATGGACTTCCGTCCGTGTGCCCGGCCCCAACACATACATCGACTTCGACACGGGGCTCGTTCCCAATGCTGCCGACCCCGGCATGGAATGGGAGGTCGTGGTCACGTCCAGTTCCGGCGCACAGGCGAGCGGCGGGTATGCCACGGTGCAGTTCCAAAGCACGGCTGTCCGGCTGACAGATCTGACGCCCTCCAGCCGGGCCACGACCTACAAGGGTTTTGCCGTCAATTTTTCATGGGGCATGAACTACACGAAGCCGGACGACCTGTCTGGCTCCATCCGGCAAGTATCGGCAAAGCTGCGCTGGAGGAAAAACGGTGCTCCGGCGTACACGGAATATGCCATCAACAACGCCACACAAGGCTATACGATCCCCGCAGGTGTGCTTCCCGCCGGGGACATCGACTGGCAGGTCGAGGTGGCGGACACCAGCGGCGGGACCACTGCAAGCAGCTGGACCACCTTCAATAACAAGGAACTGCCGGTCACGCCCGCAGACCTGTATCCGGCGGACGGCGGCCGCGTGCTGAAGCACCAGGTCAACCGCTTCGGCTGGTCTGTCACAGCAGAGGGAGCCGAGGATGCGCCCGGCGAGATCGTCCAGACTTCGGCCGTGCTGCGCTACCGCACACAGGGACAGCAGGACGTCAAGAGTGTCACCATCAGCGGTGCACAGACCTGGCACGACTTCCCGGCAAATACATTCACTGCGGACGATATTGAGTGGCAGGTAGAGGTGACAGCCAACACCGGCGCTACAGGAATCAGCGAGTGGATACATGTCAACACCCAGGACGCGCTGAGCACGCCTGTGTGTGTCTCCCCTGTGGGCGCTATTGTGGAAGACACACAGGGCGTCACCTTCGTGTGGCGGCATGAGATATCCACCGGCACGGCGCAGACCGCCTACGAACTGCAGACCAGCTCCAACATGGGCGGACAGTACACCACACTCAGCACCGCAGAGACCGACGCCTCCAGCTTCGCAACACCCGCCGGGCAGTTTGCCCAGGGCACCCTCATGTGGCGTGTCCGCACCAAAAACGGCGACGGCGTATGGGGTTCCTACAGTGCCGCGGCGACCATCATCATCCGCCGGGCTCCGTCCGTGCCGGTCATTGTATACACGGACACAAAACCGCGCCCCACCATCCGCTGGCAGTCTGCGGACCAGCAGGGCGTGCGCATCCAGATCGGGGACTATGATACAGGCTGGATGTATAGCACGGCCAAGGAGTTCCGCATGCCGTATTTCCTGCAGGATGGGACATATCCTGTGCAGCTTGCGATAAAGACAGTGTTCGGCGTGGAATCCGCTCCGGCCGTTGGCTCCATTACCGTTCTGAACGTTCCCGGACCAACTATTGAAGCCGCTTTCAATGCCCGTTTAAGCGCCATTGAAATATCCTGGGAAACGGACGCCGCATACGCCGAATACTTCATACTGCGTGACGGTGTCCCCATTGCGCGCTCGGCGGGCAGCGGGATCACAGACCGTCTGTGTGCCGGAAAGCATTTGTATACTGTGCGCGGCGTCACGCCGGAGGGATTCTACGGCGACAGCGCGCCCGTCCACGCCTTTCTGGCAATCGAAAACGCTGTATTGGGGGCCGTTGAGGATGGCGCGCCCTGGCTGAAACTGCGGCTGCGGGCCGGTGAGAGGCCCGCACATGACGGAAGCTACAGCGCACAGGTGGACTATGTACACTACTACGGCCGCACAAAACCCGAGCCATATACTTGTGGCATGCAAGACGCCAGCCACGACTTCGCTTTCACGCTCCGGGACGCCGCACAGATGGACGCCCTGCGCGGCCTGCTGGGCTCTGCCGTAGTTTACAAAGACTGCTGGGGCGATGTTGTGATTGGGGTGCTTGGGAACATTCAGGCGTCCCATGGCCGTGCGCGGGATGTACAGTTCACCATCGTCGAGACGGATTACAGGCAGGAGACCAGCTATGAGTAATGTATCGGTGGAATACCTTGTGCTGCGGGATAACGTGGAGTATTCACGGCTTACCGCATTCAAAGGCGGCGGCGCGGCCATATCGGTGACGGCGGACGCCGCCGTAAAATGGGCGCTCAGCGGGAAGTTTGCACAAAACAGCGACGTCAACTACCTCACGGATGTGATCCAGCCGGTGCTCACCATCGACGGCGTGCGCCGGCCGCTCGGCAAGTATATCCCTACCGATGCATACACGGAACACGACGGCATGCGGCCTGTGGTGAGCCTTACAGCCTATGACCTGACCTATCTTGCCATGTCCTCGAAGATAGAGACGCGGCTGCATCTGGCAAAGGGTACGCTGTACACGGCAGCCATCCAAGCACTGCTGGTCGAATCCGGCATCACGGATTTTTTCGTGGAGGCAAACACCGCCACGCTGCAGGCGGACCGGGAGGACTGGGAGCCGGGCACAGACCGTCTCACGATCATCAACGCCCTGGCGGCGGAGATCAACTACAACAGCATCTGGATGGACGGCGGCGGCACAGTACACTGCAGTGCGTTCCGCATGCCGTCCGCGGATGCGATATCCGTGACGTACCGGGATGGAGAGTATTCCGTCCAATACCCTGAGTGGACGCAGGCGGTGGATCTGTTCGACCATCCAAACGTCTTTATCGCGGAAGTGGATAACCCGGATCTGGAAACGTCCATGCGGGCGGTGTCCGTCAACGACAGGCCGGACAGCGTTTTCTCCACCGTGAACCTGGGACGGCGGGTCGTGTCCTATGAGAAGCTGGACAACATTGCATCTCAGGCGGAGCTGCAGGCGCATGCGGACAACAAGCGGTTTAAAAGCCTGCAGTCCACGGAGACCCGTACGTTTTACACCGGTCCCAGCGGCCGGCACGCCGTTTTTGACCTGGTGGAGCTGGTGCGGGATGGTGAAAGCACGCTGTACGAAGAGACAGGCTGGCGGTTGGAGCTGGAGCAGCCGTACAAAATGACCCATACGGGCAAGAGGGTGGTGTATCTATGATCCTGGAGACGTATCAGGAGCAGCAGGCCGTCGTGCAGCCGGACCCGCCCGGCCAGTCCTTCGCCACGGTGGGTACTGTATACGAGGACGGCATCGCGCTCATCTTCAACGGGGCGGAAGCAGAAAGTCTGAAGCATTACAAGTGCAACACGGCCGTGCGGTTCACCGCCGGGCAGCGCGTGCGGATCATTGAGGACAGCGGCACCTATGTGGTGGAGTATCCGGTGGGCGCTCCTGCGCAGAGCATCTACGCGGACAGCGCAGCACGGGCCGCCTATGCATCCGAGGCGGGATATGCGGAATCCGCGGGAAAAGCAGCGACGGCCACAAAAGCAGACACCGCCGCCAGCGCGGGTTCAGCGGATACCGCGAAAAGCGCTGGGACTGCCGAAACTGCAAAGAGCGCGGAGACTGCGGCCCAAGCTGAGAATGCAGCCGCAGCTGAAACGGCTAAAAACGCAGATTTTGCAACACGGGCCGGACAGGTGGACAACGTTGCGGGAAACTATGCGGACCTTGTGTTTTCCTACAGCACCCAGGGGACTTTGCTTGTCCGGACTACAAAGGACAGCCGATGGACCAAGCTCACCGGCTCCGTTGTCTGATCAAATTGTTGGAGGCTTTTATGTCTATTTCAATTGAGTTCAAAGATAAATATGTGTACTTTGGGCCGGAGGCTGGCCTGCACACCCAGGGCGAAGCACGTGCAGAGGTCTACGACGTTACCGGCCCGCGCTATCACGACGGGCACGACCTGTCCGCGATGACCTGGTATGTGCGCGCTTCCCATCCGGACTACATGACGATCATTAACAAGCGGCTGAGGGTTTCCGTAGCTCCGGGCAACGAGGAGCAGATCATCATTACCTGGCCTGTGGATGCGGATTTCACCGCGTATTCCGGAAGCTTGGATGTACAGTTTGTGGCTAAGTCCTCCACGGGTGAAGAGATCATCAAACTGCAGTCCAACGGCTTGCAGCTTGCCGCCAGCGTAGAGGGTACGGTGATACCACCCAGGAACATGTTTGAGGCGGCGGTGGAACAGATCGAGCAACTGGCGGATGATGCGGCAAACGCCGCCGCGCAGAGCAAGCTGGAGGCGGACCGGGCCGAAGATTCACAGAAGGCTGCCGCACAGAGCGCACAGCAGGCACAAAAATCTGTCCAGGATATGCAGCAGAGCGTGAAAGATGCCGCAGAGCTTGTGAAACAGATCGAGGGCGACGCCGAATCAGCTGCCGCCAGTGCTTCCGATGCTGCCGAAAACGCATCTATTTCCAAGGACTGGGCTGCTGGGAAACCCGTTACATACAGCGGCGCCCCCGTCTCCATCGCCTACGCGGGAGCAAACCGTATCGCGTCCATCACAGCCTACGGTGAGAACGCACAGGGCGGGACGACAGAAGCTCCTGTGGCGCTCACGGGGGTGGATAACGTATTTGTGGGGGACAATAACCTGCTGCCGAAAGCGACGGAAACAAGAACGCTCAATGGTGTGACCTTTACGCCTAATCCCGATGGCAGCGTTTCGGTATCGGGCACTGCTACGAACGACACGTCTTATCCTTTCAAGGAGGGTCTCGACGATTCACTGTTCGGCCAAACTGTGTGCCTTTCCGGCGGCTCGATTCAGACGCAACTTGTTATCAATGAGAAAAAGCACAGCGGTGAGTGGGTGCGAAACGTAATTGTCAACGCAAAAATTCCCGCTGTTGTAGGTGTGCTTTCTAAGCAAGCCGATGACAATATTCTCTACGGCACTATCTATGTTCCAACTGGAACTACGGTAAACACCACCATCTACCCAATGCTCAATCTCGGCAACACGGCCATGCCCTACGAGCCATATCAGGGCAGCGTGACACCTCTCCCCATCCCGCGCCCGCTGCATAAGGTTGGCGACGTGAGGGACGTGTGCCGGACGCGGGTTAAGAGCGTCTATGATAAGCGGATTGTTTTGGATGGGGCGGAGGATTGGAAGATGGGGAGTGCTGTCGGAGATGGTGCCCCGTACATTTTTTGTGATCTATTGAATGACCATTATCAAGCCTCCCTGATCATATCTTCTCGCTTCCCGTCTACAAATATTCTTGCCAGCAACAAAAATCAGGGAATCGGTTGTTGGGATAGATCGCTCTATTTAAGATACGATTCTCTGTTCACCAATGTAGAAGAATTGAAAACTTACCTTTCGGCACACCCCCTCACCGTCTACTATCAAAGCACCGCCTACGACGGCACAAACGGTCTGGACGTGTGCTTGATGAAGTACCAGACGGGCTTTGTGGAGCTTGACGGGACTGAAAATTGGGTGCAAGCGACTGGTGCAAATGCTGGATATCTAGAGGCGCAAGTTTTAAAGAATACAAATGAATCACATCTTGCTGTCAGTTCAATTGCTCCTTTTAAATATCAGTTTGCTGGAAATTGTGTATTTGTAACTAACAACAAAGTGACTTTCGGGAGTGCTCTCGGCAGCGCTTATACCGTTGATACATGGAAAGCCTACCTCGCCGCCCAAAAGGCCGCAGGAACTCCGGTCCAAGTCGCCTATCATCTCGCCACACCCGAAGTGTACGCCACCGACCCTGTTGACTTCGACAACACAGCCGGTCCGCTTACCGTCATGACCGGCGGGGAACTTGAGGTGCGGATGACGGAGCTGGTTGGGACGCGCAGCGACGTGTCGAATAACACCGTAGCATTCACCGAAACGGCACAGGACGCGGATATTGCCAGCGGGGAAAAGCTGTCTGTGCTGTTCGGGAAGATTAAGAAGCGGTTTTCCGTAGTAAATAAGCTGGTGAACGGTGCGGTGTATCCGAACCTCGGAACAAACACAAACTTTTCCAATCCAATAAATCAAAGAGGTGCAGCTTCTTATACGACTGCTACCGAAGCTCATATGTATTGTATTGATAGGTGGCGTATCTTAAAAAATACTACATATACCGTGGCTTCTTTTACTTTAACTGCCACTAGTTATGCAGCACGTGCATGCGGTATGTGGCAATCAAATGAAATGGGAGCACACCAACTAAGTATTGGTGATGATGTTACGGTATCGATATATGTCAACGGAAAGCTACATACCCCGACAATGAAAGTGATTGACCGCGATTTGTATGATGCTTTTACGAATGTCCCTGCCGGCTATGATTGCGACGACTTTGAAATCGTACTCTGCACCTATGCGCAGGATACAACAAAGTACAATCTTGGCATTTACCCGAAGAAGCCGCTCACTGTCAATTATATTAAGTGGGAAAAAGGCAGCATCGCCACGCCTTATGTGCCGAAAGGGTATGGTGCAGAATTAGTGGAATGCTATCGCTATTTTTGGATA